TCGACCGTATGGCGGCGATGTCGTCTAGCACACCCCACGAGTTGTCAATCACGACCGACACGAGGCCCTCCTTGTGGCCCGCGCTTCTCAGGTGCCTGTCAATCGAGGCATTTGCCGAAGAGGCCACCAGGAGGGACTTGAGCTCCGTCCCGTCGTCCAGGTCCGGCAGCCCGATTGTCACGTTTCCGTCCTTCTCGTACCGGAAGTCGACCTGGAAGTTGGCGTTGAAGCCGGCCTTCGCAAGCCTCTCCGCCGTATCGATCTCGTGCTTCTGCGGGCATATGCCCGTTTTCTCGACGACGACCGACGTATCTACCTCGGGGACCTTCCCGGTGAGCAGCCAGTCGCGGTTCCTCCGCCCGAGCTCCGACACCACGTCCTTGCCGCTCACGTCCAGACTCGGCCTGCCCTCCATCCTGTCTATGCCCACCACCGTGTCGCGGGCCTTCTGCACAGCCGCCAGCATCGCCTCCACCTCCCCTCCGTCGAGGTAGGCCTCGTGGAGGTAGTCGCGCTCCTCCTTGCTGAGCTTCGCGCCGGTTTTCGCGTCCCGGTACCCGTCTATCTCCTCGAAGGCCTGCCACCGCCCCCGCAGCTCTTCGAGGTCGTGACCCTCGACCGTGGTCTGTCCGGCGACGCCGGCCACGACGCCGCAGTGGCAGTTCCTGTGGCGCCCCGAGTTCGCGGAGGTCGCCGTCTTGTAGACGCAGCCGCGCGAGGCGAGCATCACGCAGAACGTGCACGTGTTCTCGCCGCCGCCCAGCACGCGCGCGAAGCGCACGCCCCTCGACGAGTCCCTGGCCACGTTGGCCGTGGTGGCCCCGTCGGCGGCCATGTACACGGAGTCGGCGGCGTACTTCGCGCACTGGGCGACGAACCCGTCCGCGTCGCCGTCCCTGAGCTTGCCGGCCTGGTAGCGGGCCACCCGCTCTATCTCGTCCGAGTCGGGCTCGTACCGGGCGTCCGCCGGCGCGACGCCCACGCCCTCGGCGGCCATGACCTCGTCGTACACGGCGTTCGCCAGCTCGTTCGCGGCGCTGCCGTAGCTCCACCCGGCCTGGGTGAGCGCCTCGACGGCGGCCTCGCGCGCCTCGGAGACGGTCGCCCCGGGGTTGTCGTCGAGGAACCCGGCCATGGCGAGCTCCACGTCGGAGGCGGCGAGCTCGTTGAGGTCCTGGAGCGCGTCGAGGTAGGCCGTGACGAACCTAGCCCCGAGCCGCGCCATCTTCGCCCCTGCCCTCCGCCAGCGCGGACAGCAGCTGGCGGCCGGCCGCCGAGCGCTTGTCTGCCTTGATGCGCGCCCGCTCGTCCTCGGTGAACCCGAGGCGCTCGTAGAACACGTCGGTCCCGGCGAACGACGGGTCAACGCTCGCCACCTTGACGGCGAAGTCCGCCATCGAGGACATGGAGGGCATCGACGGGTTGCGGAAGCTCGGCGTTATCTCGCACGACGCCAGGGACTCCGCGAAGGACGTCCCGCGCCTCACCGCGAGCGCCATGTGCGCCACGTTCGACAGGGCGCGCCCGTTCACGTCGTTCAGGTCCTGGGCGTCGGACACGAGGCCGGACTCCATGGCCGAGATGGACTCGGCCGAGGTCGGGTTGTCGTGGATGACGCCGAGCATCGACACCGGGACGTTGGTCTCGCCGCTCATCCGCGCGGCGTACGAGCGCATGAGCGAGATGTGCGGCTCCATGGACGAGGCGCTGAACTGCCCGACGGTCGGCACCTGGCCGTCCTGGTCGCGGCTGACGGCGAGGATGTTGCCGATGTAGGCCTCCCAGCGCGTCCCGCGCTTGAACGCCGAGCCGTCCATGCCGAGGAAGTAGCGCTGCGGGCTCGTGTAGAACTCCGCCGAGATCTCGGTGCGCAGCGACTCGCGCACGGCGGAGTCGGTTATCCCCATGACGGCCCTGCTGATGCGGGAGCGCCCGAACGGCCTCTGCCGCGTCGGCCTGTACGGCAGGGCCTCCATCATGGGGCGGCCCATCCCGTGCTCGCGGACGAGGCTCCGCCACGCGCCCCCGCCGTCGCACCTCAGCTCGACCGTGCAGTCCGGGGCGTAGAGGTTGTACGCGTTCGCGCGGCCGTGGCGGTCGCAGTCCACGACGGTTATCCCGTACCCGACGCGCTTGCGGCGGTAGTCCCACAGGGCGGCGGCGGTCGTCGCGTCGTACTCTCCCACGAGCACGTCCGGCTCCCCGTGCGCCGAGTCGCCCTCGGACACGGTGAGGAACGCCACGGAGTGGATGAGCTCGCCCTGCACCGTCCGGCGGTAGGCGTTCTGCAGGTCGTTCTGGCGCATGAGCCTCGCCAGCTCGTCGCTCGCGGCCTGGTCGCCGACGACGGTGAACCCGTCGAAGCGGGAGCGCGCGGCGAGGGCGTCCACGGCCTTGGCCGGCCACCCCACGACGGTCTCGACGCCGCGGAGCTCGGGCGGGATGGATATCCCGAGGTCGCGGAGGCGGTTCTTCCCCTCGTAGTAGCGCCCCCTGACGCGGTTCCTCGCGAGCTTCGTCGACCAAACGTCGAACAGGTCCGACAGCGGCTGCCTGAGCCCGTCCGGGAAGTCCGGGCCGGGCGTGGGCCTGACCGCGGTGACGTAGTCCCTCATCACATCCACACCTCCTGGGTGCGCCTCTGGTCCCTCTTCGTCGTCCTGGCGGCCCACAGCGCCAGCGCGCACGCCTCGACGAGGCAGGCGTCCGCGCCGTCCGCGCCCTGGAAGGCCCAGCCGCCGTCGCGGCCGACCGGCCTCTTGCCGCACCCGCGCGCGGCGGCGTCGAGGGCGGGCTGCCCGTAGTGCGTGACGGTGCCCTCGGCCACGGCGTTGGCGAGCCCCGAGCACGCGGCCGCGACGTCCCTCGCCGTCGGGCGCTCTATCGCCCTCGACGGGTAGCCGCCCGCGAGCAGGCGCTCGACCATGGTCTGCGCGTTGCTCTGCCCGTCCACGACGAGCACGGCACACCGCCCGCTGCGCGACGCGGCCCAGTCGACGAACCACTGGATGCCGCGGGCGGTCGAGCGGGAGTCGACGACCTCGACGTGCGCCGGGCCGGAGTCGGGGCGCACGCACGCGGCCACGCAGCCGGTCGCGCCGTCGGGCGAGAACTTGAACGCGTACGCGAGCACGCCGTCGGCCGGCGGCGAGTCGGTGCGGCAGCGGTCCCACGCCGCGGCGTCCAGGGCCGAGCGGGCCTCGGCCCGCCGCGGCCACCACCCGAGGTGCTCGCGGGCGAACGTCTCGGGCGACATGGTCACCGAGTCCTTGGCCAGGGCCGACTCGATGAGCTGGTATCCGAGCGACGGGTTGTACGCGTACCAGCGCCCGCGGTCGGACGGGTCGCCCGGCTCGTCCGCGCCCCACTCGTGGATGCACGTGCCCGGGGCCGCGCCCGAGAGGGCGGCGGAGCGGGCCCGCGCGAAGACCTCGCCCTCGCGGGGGCGCGCCGGGTTCGGGACGGTGCCGACCATGATGGTCTGCGGCGAGCCGTGCGGCGCGGCCGAGGTGACCGGCGACAGGGCCGCGTCCTGCTCCTCGGTGTAGCACTGGGCCTCGTCCACCACGAGCAGGTCGTACGTGCCGCCGCGCCCGACGTTGCCGCCGCTGCCCCGCGTGCGGAACTCGATGTGCCCGCCGTTCTTGAGGTCGAGGACCATCTGGTTCGCGCTCGTCGTGTAGCGGTCCACCATCGCGTTCAGCTCGCGGTAGCGGGCGTTCGGGTCGTCGCGCCGGTCCCCGAACTTCGCCCTGAGGCGGTCGAAGGCCTTGCGCGCCGTCTGGAACTCCTGCGCGGTGTGCAGGATCTGCTCGCCCCTGACCACGAGCCCGAAGGTCTCGCGCGGGTCGAGGACGCCGGTCTTGCCGTTCTGGCGCGGGACGGGCAGCAGGCACAGCGAGTTCGCGAGCGCGCCGTCGTCGCCGAGCGCCAGCCAGTCGCTCAGCACGAGCCGCTGCCACGGGTGCGGCGGCAGCCCGTAGGCGTTCGCCAGCTCAACGGCGAGCGGGCCGTGGGTCCGCGAGTACGGCGCGCACCACGAGCGCGTGGGCTCCTGCGCCCCGGTCACTCGCCCACGACCTTCAGGACGCGCCCGAGCGCCGTCTCGGGGCGGCAGGCGGCCTCCTCGGCGTCCAGGGCCTTGAGCCGGTCCACGAGCTCGAAGGTCTGTGACATGAGGGGCTTCGTGTCGCGCCCGGAGTCGGTGCCGTCGAGGACCATCAGGCACTTCAGGATGCAGGCCTCGGTCAGGCCGCGCTCACCTCCGGTCTTCCAGGCGTTGACGAGGTCGACCGTGCGGGAGCGCGACGTGTTCTTCCCTTGGGACATGTTTTTCACCACCTGTGGATTTCCGGCCCCTGGTGTGCGGGCGCAATGCGCCGGGGCGAGCCTTCCCGCCGGGGGGGGAGGGTCCCCCCCTGGGGTCCCGGGGGCCGCCGCCCGCGTCGGGGCAGGGCCAGGCCCCCGCCTCTAGGAGGGAAGGGCCAAGCCCCCCGCCCCCGGCCGACGCCTCGCGCCCGCCCGCCTGGGCCCACGCGCGCGCCGCCCGCGTCCCGAACCCCGGCACCCGAAGCCCGGCCACGGCCGAACCGCCCGCCGGCGCGCGGCCTGCGGGGCCGCAGGACCGTCTGTGGGGCCGCGTCGGGCGCGGGGCCCGCCCCGGTGCCCCCGGGCGGCGAACGCGCGCCCAGCGGCGGCCAGGCGGCCGGGGAGGGGGTGCATTTCGCCCGTCGGCCCAAGCGCCCGGACCGCGAGGCCGGGGAACGGTTGGGGGTGGGCGGCCGCGCCT